TTGCATCGCCGAGGATCGGAGGCATGACCACCCTTGCCCCGTACTTGGCCGAGGCCTGATCGGCATATTTCTGGCCGGTCCCAGAGGCATCATTGTCCGCGACTATGACAATCTCTTGGCTGGCCCCGTATTTATCGCGCATCGATCCCGCGACAGGGACAAGGTTCGACGCCGAGTAGGCGACAAAGCATGGCCTGCCTGTAACTTCGTGTATCGTCGCTGCCGTGGCGAATCCTTCCGCCAGATATATGACACCGGCCTCATCTGTGGAGCCGATCACCCAAGAGCAGCCGCCGGTCTGTCCTCCGGCGTGATACAGCTTCCCGCCTTCGGAGTCGATGTACTGGAGCGATGACAGGTCATTCTCTGGGGTGTAGAGCGGCACCATCAGGCGTCCGTCGCCCGTAACCCTCGCTCCTGACGGGGCTATGCCTTTCCGAACGAGGTAGGGGTGGTCTGGGGACGCAGCCATGCCGGAAGACCAGATGGTCGAGACGGTTTCCGCCGCCACCTCTCTTGATCGGCGCGTCTCTGCGTCCCTGATGGCCCTTGCTTCAGCCAGACGCCGCGCATTTGCCATACGTTCTGCATCCGTCAAATCCCTCCCTATATTGGCGACGAAAGTCACCTCGACACCGGCCCGCCAGCACCCGAAACGCCCTGCGGGTACCCCGTCGGGAAAGACGCAATACCAACCTGGCTTATCGTGACCGGCTTTACCCTTGGTCCCTGAGTTAAAGCGGTGCAACTTGCCATCAAAGACAAGATTGGCTGGCGGGTTAAGGTCCGCCTTCCGCATGGCTTCGGCAAGCTGAACCTCTGGCGGCTCTGGTTTTATCTCCTTCGGGGGCGACCAAGGGCCACCAAAAATATTGGATAGATCAGCCATTAAATTTGCTTTCGTTAATTATGGCGTTCGCGTTCCATACCTTATCAGCGAGAAAGGCATCGCGGCGCATCATGTTCTCAATTACTGCTATTGAATGCAAGGCCGTTGTGTGGTCTTGGCGACCGACTGAACGTGCAATGGCAAGAAAAGACGCATCAGGACAGTGGCGGCGCATCAAATAACACGCCGCCTGCCTCGCTCTTGCCACTTGCACATGGCGTTTTGGTGATTTCATCTCGGCGATAGGCACACCGAACGACTGCTCGACCGCCTTCAGAACGGTCGCCATATAAACCCTTGGTGCCTTCCGCATATGTGGCGGAGTGTAAAATTTGGGGAGCATCAATCATTTCCCGCCAGATATTCCGAAATCCTTTGGAGGGTCAGTAGCGTTGGGTTCGTGTTTGCACCGCTTCGGATGTTGCGAAGGGTGTTCGCGTGGATGCCAGTTTTCTCGGCCACACGGGCCAAATTCCTGTCCATTAATGCTTCTCTAATTTTAGACAGTTCCAACATAAATTCTCCTTTTGTTTAATTTCAACATTAGGGGCTTTACATTCGCATTTTCTGTCTGTAAATAACTTTCTGTGCCGACCGGATGTCCGACTGGCACATAGGAGAAAACATTATGGCTATTAACCTTAAACGCACCGGAGGCTTGTCCGCCAACGGCGTGAAATTACTCGTCTACGGACAGTCGGGCGCAGGCAAGACCTCGCTCATCCGCACCCTTCCGAACCCTGTCGTTCTTTCGGCTGAAGGCGGTCTGCTTTCGATCCAAGACGCCGATATCCCGTTCATCGAGATCAAGACGATGGACGATCTGATGGAGGCTTACAAATGGTGCAAGGAAAGCGCCGAGGCATCTGAGTTTCAATCAGTCGCCCTCGACTCGATTTCCGAGGTCGCCGAGGTCGTTCTCAACCATGAGAAGAAGCTGACCAAAGACCCGCGCCAAGCCTATGGCACACTGGCCGAGCAGATGACCGACATTATCCGCGCTTTCCGCGACTTGCCCAAAAAGCACGTCTACTTCAGCGCCAAGATGGAAAAAGCGCAAGATGAGCAGGGCCGCGTCCTGTTCAATCCGGCCATGCCTGGTAAGTCATTGACGCAGGGCATTAGCTACTTCTTCGATGAAGTTCTGGCGCTGCGTGTCGAGCGTGACGCTGAAGGCAAGAACCAGCGCGCTCTGATGTGCGACACCGACGGCCTTTGGCTGGCGAAGGATCGCTCTGGCAAGCTTGACCCTTGGGAAGCACCGGACCTTGGTGCGATCATCGCTAAGATCGGGGGTGCGTGATGGAGACGCGCACTTGGGAACCCAAATATGATGGACACGCGCCGCCGCATTGGCGCTGGGGCTTGGAATATTGGGTGCTGGAATGCAAAACGCCAGAGCCACACTCATATTTAGATGGCCCAGCATGGTGGAGAGGAAACAGCTACCTTATTAATGCTGAAGGCCTTTACGGCGAGGGAAATGACGAAGACGCTTACGACTTTCATGATATTGCCGATTGCCCGCTGTGTAAAAGTCCAGACATTGTATTGCTTGAAAACTTAGGAAACACCGGAAAGTGTTCGTTCGAATGCTTGGGGTGCGGCTTGCAAAGCGGTAAAAAGCAATATCTCTTCGAATTAAAAGAATATTGGAACAAACGATGAAAACCCTGTTCCAAGACTGGATCGACGCCAAAACCCGCGAGCAAGAGGCTGCGGCGCGGCGTCGAGAACTAGAAGACCTGATGGTAAAAGAATTTAGCTGGGAATTGGGTGGCAGCAACGGCTGCTCTCTCGACCGCGAAGGCTTTGCCATCAAGATCACACGCCGCATCGACCAGAAGGTGGATGGCGACAAGCTACAAGAGATCGCCCGTGAGAACGGACTATCTGACCACCTCTCAACCCTTTTCCGGTGGAAGCCGGAGATTAATATGTCAGTTTGGAAGGCGACTGACGAATCCATCACTGGCCCACTGCTGGACGCGGTTACGTCCAAAATGGGGCGGCCTTCATTCAATATCGTAAGAAAGGAAGTTTAATTATGGCATTTCTCGGAGAATCTTTTGACGTTAACGCTCTGCCGGAAGGCAAGTCCTATGATCTGGTGCCGGAAGGCTGGTACAAGGCCGTAATCGTCAAGTCCGACCTAAATGACACGACGGCAGGCACTGGCAAGAAGATTGATATCCGGTTCGACATCACTGGTCCGACGCATCAGGGCCGTGCGATCTTCACCGCGATTAATATCCGCAACCCAAGCCAGCGCGCCGAGGAAATCGGACGCCAACAGCTTGGTGAGATTATGCGCGCCATTGGCCTGTCACAGGTTCAGGACAGCGATCAACTTGTCGGTGGTCAACTCCAGATCAAGGTAAAGGTCCGCGAGCCGTCCGCAGAGGACAAGGCTAAGGGCTACACGGAGAGCCGGAATGAGGTTGCTGGCTATAAGTCTGCCAGTGCGTCCGCATCGCCGAGCATCGCTGTCGCAGCACCGTCAGCGGCCCCCAAAGCACCCTGGGAGGTTTGACATAAAAAAAGCCCCCGCTGGCGTCGAACCGGCGGGGGTCATTAGTCTGAAGGAGAGTAGGAATGCAACTACCCGAACCGATGCATAGTATATCGAGCCTGATCGATCAATATCATTCAGACAGGCAGGAGCCGCCGCGCCCGCACATGGGCTGCTCGCTTCTTGGTCATAAGTGCGAAAGATACTTATGGCTCAACTTCCGCTGGGCCGTGGTCGAGAAATTTGACGGGCGTGTCCTGCGCCTGTTCCGCCGTGGGCATAACGAGGAAGAGACGATCATCTCCGATCTTCGCTCGATTGGCATTGACATCCGGTCCAGCCAGCGCCGCGTTGATTTCGGGAGCCATGTGTCTGGTAGTCTTGACGGCGTGATCGAGAAAGGCGTCCCAGATGCCCCGAAGGCCCGCCATGTGGCCGAGTTCAAGACGCATTCGAAGAAATCATTTGATGACCTGGTGAAGCACGGCGTCGAGAAATCCAAGCCCATGCACTTTACCCAGATGCAAATATATATGCACGGCACCGGCATTATGCGGGCGCTGTATGTCGCGATCTGCAAAGACGATGACAGGCTCTACACCGAGCGCGTAAAATACGAAAAGGCCGTCGCCGAAGCCGCCATCGAGCGCGGCAAGCGCATTGCCCTGTCGGATCGTATGCCAGAGCCTATGCCTAATGGTAGCCGCGACTGGTTCGAATGCAAGTTCTGCCCTGCCCATGCGTTCTGTTGGAAGAAAGAGCCGACCAAGGAAGTCAGTTGCCGCACATGCGCCCATGCCACGCCAATGACAAATTCGACATGGCGCTGCGAGCGGCACGAAGCTGACGGCATCCCTGTCGAGTTCCAGCGCAAGGCCTGCGACGATCATGTGATCCACCCCGATCTGGTGCCGTGGCCCATGACCGGCTCAGAGGATGGGTTGCATGTGACATGGGACATTAATGGCCGGAAGATTTTAAACGGGCCAGACGGCTACAAGAGCCGCGAGATAATTGCCAACGCCGCTGCCTGCGGCGATCCTATGGTCGAGGCGGCTAAGGCTGCTTTCCCTGATGCGGAGATTATAAAATGAGAGTGTTAGTAGCATGTGAATATAGCGGCACAGTGCGTGACGCCTTTCTTGCCCTGGGGCATGACGCGCTGTCATGCGACCTTTTCCCGACCGATGTCGAGGGACCGCACTATCAGGGCGATGTCCGAGATATTATCAACGATGGCTGGGACTTAATGATCGCCCATCCACCCTGCACCTACCTTTGCTCATCAGGCCTGCACTGGAACAAGCCGATCCAGCCTTGGCAATTCGGTCATGACGCCAGCAAGGCTACGTGCTTGTGGCTAAGAGGGCTGCCGCCACTGCGACCGACAGAAATTATTGAGCCACGGTGGGTCTGTTGCGGCAAAGCAATTCCCGATACCCTCGGTAAGTATGGCTGCCCGAACTGCTGCGGCGACAAGAAGCCAAAGGCTCGCTGGGCCAACCAGACTGATAGCGGGCAAAACAGGCTGCCGCCGTCCGAGGATCGCTGGAAGATAAGAAGCCTCACCTACCCTGGCATCGCCAAAGCTATGGCAGAACAGTGGGGTGGACAATGCTAAGACCCTACCAGCAGCGCGCCATAGACGAACTATACGCATGGTTCCGCGCCAACCCCAAAGGCAACCCATGCCTTGTCCTGCCGACCGGATCGGGCAAGAGCCACATTGTCGCGGCCCTGTGCAAGGACGCCCTGTCGAACTGGCCCAGCACCCGCGTCCTCATGCTGACGCATGTCAAGGAACTGATCGAGCAGAACGCCGAGAAGATGCGCGAGCATTGGCGCAATGCACCTATGGGCGTTTACTCGGCCAGCATAGGCAAGCGCCAGTTAGGCGAGCCTATCACGTTTGCAGGCATCCAGTCTGTGCGGACCCGTGCCAGCCAGTTGGGCCATATCGATCTGATCGTGATCGATGAGTGCCATCTGGTCAATCACAAGGACGAAGGCAGCTACAGAAAACTGATCGCCGATCTGCGCGCCATCAACCCTAGCCTGCGGGTCGTTGGCCTCACCGCCACGCCATACCGATTGGGTTTTGGTCTGATCACTGATGGTACAGCCCTCTTTCACGATCTGATCGAGCCGGTATCCATCGAGGAGTTGGTCTACAAGGGCTTCCTGTCGACGCTTCGATCAAAGGTGACTGAGACGCACTTCGACCTGTCTGGCGTCCATAAGCGCGGCGGCGAGTATATCGAGGGCGAGTTGGCCCTGGCGGTCGACACCG